TAGTGGAACAATGGGAAAAGCAAAAGATATAGTTTTAAGGGTTATTCCTAAAAATGTAGCAAATGAATTTGTAAAAAAATATCATTACTCAGGTAAAGTAGTGGTCACAAGTTCTATCCATTTCGGGGCTTTTCTTGATAACCGTTTACACGGGGTTATGTCATACGGTTCGCCAACAGATAGAGGGAAGGTTATAAATCTTGTTACTAATAGTAATTGGAACGGAATGCTTGAGCTTAATCGTATGGCGTTTGATGAGTATTTACCACGCAATTCAGAAAGCCGATGTTTGGCAATAAGTTTCAAATTGATTAAAAAAAATGCTCCTCACATTAATTGGATTCTTTCGTTTAGTGATGGCAGCCAAAGTGGGGACGGTACAATTTATCGAGCAGCAGGGTTTAGTCTAACAGGCATTAAGCCAAACAAAAGCACTATTATAATGCCAGATGGTGAGGTAATATCGAGGTTTAGTGCCTCAACATATTTTTACTTCCAATCAAAACAGATTAAGGAAATAATTAAAAAATATAACATACACCTTAACGGCTCAACAAGCGTTACGCCATTCTTGAGAGTTGGCAAATTAATTGAGGGCTATCAACTCCGTTACATTAAAATATTAAACCCAAATTGTAAACTTACAGTCCCTGAAATTCCTTACGAACGAATCGACGAACTCGGAGCGGGAATGTTTAGGGGAGAAAAAATAAAAGTTTCAGAACGAAAACCAATCAGCGAGTATAGTGTAGATAGATGCACGCCCGTTATCCAAACGGGAAGCGGCGGGGCGGAACCGACCTACTCGCTCAACTTAAATCAGGGCTCCCCAAATGCCTGAACCACGCAAAGCGGGGAGACCTCGCAAAGAGATTAATTTCAAAGACTTTGAAAACCTCTGTTTTATGCAGTGCACAAAGTCGGAAATTCTCTCATTCCTCGGGATTGATAATAACACCCTTGACAGGCGTTTGAAGGAACACTATAAAACCGATTTTTCAACCGTATATAAAAAGTTCTCCGAGAATGGAAAAATCAGCCTTAGACGAATCCTGTTAAGACACGCAGAAAAGAATCCCGCCACGGCGATATTCCTAAGTAAAAACTTGCTCGGCTACAAAGATCAGCCTGAAGTAACTTCTGGTCAGGTGGACGGCATTATTTTAATCGACCCTGACGAACCGAAAAAGGAAAACAATAAGGAGAAAGAATAGTGATGGAAAGAGCAACGGTTATAAAAGCCCGCAGAACAGAACTTCAAAAGTACCCTATTTATGTGCTAAAAGAATATGCCAAAAGGATTGGATGTATTGTTCTCGGTTCAAAAAACATTGTGAACACAATTATAAACCGTGAAATTAAGATTGCAAGAGATAAGCACGAAGCGGATAAAAGACGACCTTATTCAGAGACGAAAACAGATAGTCATTATTTGAGGTAGGGTAACCCGTGAACCAAACAACGATAAACCATCTGTTTAAGAAGGGTGATAAAGTAAGGCTGAAGGACGGGGCTACAACCATCCATTTTATAGTTATAGCAATAGAGTTTTACAACCCTTACAACGAAGACGGCTTTAAAAATATGTACCGAATTAAGAACCCCGAAAACGGGTTTATAGCCTGGGTTTCCGAAGATAGGATAACTCTGATAACAGAGGGGAATGATAATAATGTCCTCAAGTAAAATTGAAAAGATTGACAATGTTGGAATTAAATGCAACAGTGAAAGAAAATACCGTCGTTACCTTAAAAAAGCCTTACACAGACGGGAAAGACACTTAGCGAACAGGAATCCCGAACAACAGCCACAATACAAAAAATTTAACGGATGGTCACATTGAAAACAATAAACACTAAACACGAAATTCTCATAATCGATAACCGTTTTATGGTGAACGACATCGCCTATTATAATGAATCAGACGGCAGGCAGGGAATGACAGGGATAAGAACTGTCAAACTGTTCATTTCAAGATCAGCAAGAGACACCGATATTTTACTTCGCAGTTATTCCGGATGGGATGTGTGGGTAACGATAAGACCTGATGAGGAACTTAACGGAGTAACATTCAAAGATGACAGGGAGAAATTTATCAATCGCCTTTACTTGATTATGTGTTCTTACCTGACCCGTGACAAAAAACTAATTGTCGTTGTGACTAAAGAAGGGCGCCTCGTCTTAAACGGGGATTATCTCTTTGAAATGGATGTAAAATTTAGCTAAGCCTATGAAACCAAAAGCCAAATTCCGCAAGGGAGACTATGTTACAAACCTGTTCGATGTCGGGTTTATTGTGGGGAAAGAGCATAAACGCAGGACGGGGGCATTCTCTCTTTCAGGCTGGTGGTATGAAGTGGACACGGACGAAGATCAAACGATTTGGATGTACGAACCCGATATGGTGAAGATTGAACCCGATAATGAAATGATTGAAGAATGGGTAAGAGATATTCAAAACTGCGGGATATAATTGGCTAAACTGAAAGGGATTAAATACCGCCCGCTTAACTACCTGAAAACATTTCATGACGACAGGTACAAACACACGAACAGGGCAATAATAACAGGTTACGGCGGCGGTAAAACTTATGCAGTCTGCATGGAGAATATCCTTGTAAGTGCAATTAACAGGGGTGTGCCAAATATTATCATAGAACCGACCTTCCAAATGGTGAAGGATATTCTTGAACCGACCTTAATTAATATTCTTGACGAAAACGGGGTAAAATACAGTTACAACAAATCAGATAAGAACTTCTATTTACCTGAGTGGGATGGTTTAATTTGGTTACGAAGTGGTGACAAACCCGAAAAACTAAAGGGAATGAATGCCGGGATAGTCACGATTGACGAACCGTTTATTCAGGACATGGACACTTATAAAGTTGCAATTTCCCGAAGCAGACACCCTAAAGCAAAGGTGAAGGGTATTATCCTGTCAGGGACACCCGAAACACTTAACTGGGGCTATGACCTTATAAATGATGACAGGGAGCATTTCAAGGTTTACCGAGGCACGACCTACGACAATTTTCATATCGAGAAAAGTTACATTGACAGACTAAAGGCGAGTTACGGCGATAAGGAAATACAAGCCTACATCTACGGGCAATTTGTCGATATGACTTCGGGTCAGTGTTACTATAGTTTCTCGAATGAAAATATAATCCCGAACTATACGCCTTACTTCGCAAAGGGGATTGAGGTTAGTTGCGACTTCAATATTAGTTTGATGTCTTGGCACATAGGACAGGAGCTCAACGGAGTGGACTATACCTTTGACTTTGTCGAAATGACAGGCACAGCAAAGACCGAGGTAATGTGCTCTCTGCTGAAAACTAAACTAAATGAATATAGCCACACGGGAGAGATAACATTTTACGCCGACATTGCAGGAAGTGCAAACCGACCAGAGGCAGCATATACGAACATTGAGATAATCAGGCAGCACTTCCCTAACAGTAAGATTGAAACCCGTCACATTTTGAACATAGGTGACAGAATAGCGGCGACAAATGCAAGATTAAGGGATTCAAACGGGACTATGAAAGCATTCGTCACTGAAAAATGCAAACGACTGATTAACGATTACCGCAGGGTAAATTGGGATCATTTTTTTAAGAAAGGCACGGCGGGCGACCTGACTCATACCTCGGACGGGGAGAGTTATAAATTTTATGCCAAATATCCGTTATTGGGTAAATTGGAATATACACGCAGAAACATAAGGTAATTTACAATGCAAGAAATAACCCAAAATGTAATGAACAGCCTGATTATGGCATTCGCAAAGATGGAATTTGAAAGCGAAAGTGCAAGGATAAAACAATATAAGGATTTCACTGCTCTGTATGATCAGGATTATGATGAGATCGTAAAAATCCTTTACAACTTCTATCTTGAGAAACCCTTTTCAGCCGACACCCTCGACAGGATGCCGATTCATTACGATGACATTATCGAGAAAGTCATTCAGCGAAAGACAGCAGGGCTAATCTCGAAACAGCCCTCAATCGAGTTAGTGAAGGAAACCGAAGCCGACACGAAAGAACTATTCGACCTGAAAACATTCCTTGAGGAAACGAACCTCTTCGATGTGATTCAGGACGCACTTCAAAAAGCGGAGTATTACAACACGGTTATTCTTCAGCCCGTTTACCGAGAGGATAGAATCCAGATTGATGTCCTTACTCCCGATGAATGTATCGTCAAAACAGCAAAAGACTATTTGCGAATCAAAGAAATTTCTGTCGCAAGAACCGACGAAAATGGCGAAATATATGCAAGCTATTGGGACAAAAATAGCCACTACATAATCAGGACAGACGGCGAAGCTGAGGCTCCTGAAGATAACCCGAACTTAATTAATCCTTACGGGTTACTTCCTTTCGTGGTATTCCGGAGACGGACAGGAAAAGACTTTTGGGGCGAGCCTAATTGGGGACTTTACCACGAACAGTTATCTTATTTGATGAGCAAGAACGACACCCTTCTCGGAGAGTATTACCAAAAATTCCCGTTGCTCTTCGGAGTGAATTACGAACTCGGGAACAAGGTCACCTTTTCGCCTGGTGAGTATGTCAATGTCAACAATGTCGGGAATAACATTCAATCGCCTCCCAACATTCAAACCCTGAATTACGGGACGGATTGGGCAAATATTCGGGAAAATGCAAAGGCACGGTTGCAGCAGTTTTACATTAATCAGGGACTTCCTGCCAGCTCAATGAGTGCCGACAAGCAAAGTCTTTCAGGCGATGCCAAAGAAATGGATGAGAAAGAACTTGAGGAATCACGGGACAGGAAACGGGCTTCAATCCTGAAAATGATTAAAGAACTGCTTAACATTACCCGTGTTGTTTGGAACTACCACAAACAAGGTGAAGACCTTCCAGAGAACGGATATAAATTCAAGATTCAGTTAAACGATCAAAATATTATGAAGTCACCTGCAGATATAAAAGCAGAAAGAGAAATGCAAAAGGCCTATGGCATTGCAGATGAAATAGACTTCATTATGCAAGACCTTGAATTAACCGAAGAGGAAGCAATCGAACACTTCAAAAAGCGGAAAGAAAGAATGAACATGATTGAGACAGGAACTAAACAGCCGGCAAAGAAAGTGACCAGCATTCTTGACTTCATAAACGCTCCACAAGACCCGAATGCAACCGAGGCGGTATAAAATGAAATTAATAGAATTACCCGTGCTCTGGGGTGAGGGTGAGGGAAATGTCGATGATTGGAAAAACTTATCAGAGTTTACGCCTGATTACTTTCATATTAACCCTGAACAGATTCTCGGTGTTGCAGATGCTCCCAATGAAAACTGTTGCGGGATAATAATGCAAGGCGATGTCAGAATGATCGTCCCGATGCCTCGACTTGAATTAGTTAAAATTCTGGAAGCGGTTTAATGCCTCTTGACAGTAGAATAATCAAACCACTATTTAAGTCAGGTGATTTAGTTCGTACTATCACAAACGACGGAACGCCAACGGGTGGAATCGTTTTCGGTATTACAACCGCTCTAACTATTGAGAAAAACCCTAACCCAAAAGATAAAATTTGGTGGTTTAGTCCAAGCAGTTTGAGTTGGTACAGACAAAGCCAATTAATGAAAGTAAATTAAATGCCTTTTGATCCTAATGTCCGTCTCGATGCTTACTACAAAGAAATTGAGGTACTTGAGGCGGAGTTTGTAAAGAACATTCAGAAATTAGTAAGCAAACCTAATTTAAGTCAGTTGGATTTATCCCAATTTCTTACTCAATATGATTTTTTCACGATGCTGAAGGATATGGGTTATCAGGGGAAAGCCACCGCTTTTATGAACGATTGGAATGCGCAGATATTACAACTATTGAACCTCTCGAATATCAAACAAGCCGAATTAGTTGCGCAGGTGGATATAACAAGCCTCGAAACAGTCAGACGGTTGGAACTTGATAAGCTACTCCGAAGGGGTCAGGATTATGCCGGGGATGTAAGAGCCGAATTACTTAAATCCCTAATGAACGGCTCGGACATTCTCACAATTCAGCAGGAAGTATTGCCAAAGATACAACGGGAGATGGTTTTTTACCCCTCTTGGTTCAATGCGATGGTGAACACTGCCTATAGTGAATATAATGCAACGGGGTTAAAGATGCTTACCGAACCTTACCCTGATGTTCGGTTTATCCTGAGGGGTCCACTCGACCCGCACACCCGACCAGCCTGTAAGCACGCCCTTACAATAATGAAAGATTATCCCGAGGGATTGACAGCTATGCAGATAGATGAGCAGGCGATTTTAGGGACATACAAGTTTAAGAATAAAAACGGTGTCACGGGTCAAAAGATTTACACGATGAAAGATAGAGGCGGGCATAATTGCCGTCACTTCTTTGAGGCGGTTTCAGGTTCATTTCCTGAGGAGGATTAATGGCAGGATTTAACTTCAATTTCAATCTTGACAGGGCGATGAAATTCCCTGTTGTGTTTTGGAAGTCTTTAGGCACATGGATTGCAAACAAAATCAGAGCAGATGCAGGGCAGGGAGTATTTCAGACGGATCAGCCACATAAAAAAACATATTCGCCTGCTTATGCCGAGTTGAAAGAAAACCGTATGAAGAAAGTCACGGGGACAATCCAGAGCGGTAAGAACAAAGGCAAAGCGAAACGGGAGAAAATGACAGCCTACAAAGGCGTTTCGATTACCTCGACCAACACCTCTTTTGTGGATATGACTCTGACAGGTCAAACTTTACGGGGGTTACACATAAAGGAAACCACCTCAAACGGTGTAATACTTTCATTTCGTCCCGAAGATGTAAAGAAAATTATCGGTAACCAAAGACCACACCTTAACAGGCGGTTAGTGGGGCTGAATGCAAAGAACAGGGCGAAAGTCAGAGAAATGGTTCTAAACGAAATTAAAAGGCAAATCACGAAACAGATAGTTGGCAAACAAACAATCAACATAAATATGTAAGGAATCCAAACAATGCCAGAAGAAAAAACGACGGATGTCGTAACCCCTAAAGCGGATGTGACAGAGGAACAGAACCAGCAGGCGGCGGGACTTCCCGAAGATGTCCAGAAACGGCTTGAATATCTTGAGAGAGAGTTCAAAGAAACCATTAAACAACGGGACGAACTGAAGAAGAAAATGAGAGAAGCCGAGGAATCGAAAGAAAAAGAGAAACTCGATATTCTGCAAAAGACAGGGAAATATGAGGAACTTAATCAGGAGTTACTGAAGAAACAAAGCGAATACGAGCAGGAGCGCACGGAGCTATTGACAATCAAGGAAAAATTTAGTATATTTGAACAGCAAGTTAAGCAGGATTTGCTTAGCAAGCTACCAGAGGCAAAACGGAAGTTTGTTTCAGGGTTCACAATAGAGGATTTACGGGAATTTGTCGCTTTGGAAGAGGCACAAAATCCAAAGGTTGGAACAGCGGACGCTGGGAGACCGGGGAAAGGGACTATCGATATAAGCAAGATCACAGCAGACTCTTACAGCGGTCTGACGCCCGAACAACGAGAGGAACTTGCACAGCGATACCCGCAAAAATACAAAGAAATTTATTTACAACATTCCAAAAGGATTAAACGATAATGGCAGTAACACAATTAGCCAATGTCAATTTT